AGCCTTGGTCGCCTGGGAGGATGTAATTGTTTTTCACAACTGCAAACCTCTTACGGACTACTCAAGTCCGTGTCTATGCACAGATTGTTACTGGAAAATAAAAGAACCAGATTATGATTGGAGGATAGAGAATGATTTGCGATAAGTGCAATAAGAAGCTAGCCTACGTCAGGGATGTTGTAGGCGATCCTTTCATGTATTGCCCAGATTGTTGTCAGGTATGGGTTGAGATGACCAGACCGGCCGAAGGTGCGTGGTACAAGTATGGGTAGAAAGAATGAGTTTAAGGTTAGCAAGGCTTTCACCCTGGGACTTGAAGAAGTAGCTTATCTTAAAATGGAATCGGAACGTAAAGATATGAACGTTTCCTTATTCATAAACCATTTAATTCGTAAAGCCATGCTTAAAGCACGGGGAGAAGAACAGAGAGAGCGTAAACCTGCGGGACAGTGCCATACCTGTGGGGAGCGTCGCGGTTATGATCTGGTTAACAATGAATGGTTATGCGAAGTTTGCCAAACAGAAAAGACAGAGTTTATATCTGCGTTAATGAGTAGACAGCGTTAAGTAGCTACTCTCAATCAGCAAAGCATGGTCCGAAGACGCAGAGCCGCAAGGCGTAGAGCTCCCAGAACTTTTGGGATAAACGTAATAGAAACTGGGACTGCACTTGCTTTAATTTCACAAGTAAATGCAGGTTCAGCAGTACAATCATTATTAGCAGGTAATCTTAATGCGGGATTAACCACTATATCAAAAGCGGCGCAATCCAATAAGCAAGCAATCATAAAAACGCTCATAGGAAGCATGGTTGCCAAGGTTGCGGTTAAGACATTATCACGGGGATCGCCAGTATTGGCTTCCCTTGGACCAATAAAGGTAAGGGCATAATATGAAAACAATAAGAGTAGGTGATTAGCTTGGCAATTGTCGTGACACGGACTGAGGCCGCACTTTCGGCGACGACCAGTTTCCAGAGCATGAATAACCAGTTCGCAAGTTCTGGACTAAGTTTGGTTGTACCAAGCGGAGTTTCGCAAATAAGCTCTATATCAATGGGAGTAAGTAGCGTAGGAACTGGAGCAGATTTCTGTTCAGGTTTCAAGTTAACGGGGACAGCCCTCCAAGAGGGCGACGCCACGTTTATGGGTCCTGCGATCGCACAGGCCGCCAGTGGTGGTACTGGGGTCGCTAACTGCGTTGTTCAGGAAAAGACCGCCCTGGGTGTAACTTCTGGTAATACTTTGGATATTCAAGTCGCGGTAACAACCGCAGCCACTATCGATTCAAGCTGCACAATCACATTCGAGTGATTTTCGATGCCTGAAGGCGTTGGCTATGGACCGCAGGACACGGCCTCAACTGGTTTAACCCTTAATTATATTGGTAAACATTGTTATGCTTATTCAGGACCATTCGAAGCTTCTGACTCCGTGCAAACCCTATTAGATTTTACCACTGGTACCGGCTATATCATAGCGACTTTAACCATGACAGCAACCATTCGAATGGTCTCGGGGGATGTTGGCAGTGGCTATGTACGTGGGTGGCAATTAGATTTTAACGGCCAAACCGCCGGACTTTACAAAGCGGATTCGGCATCGGGCGGTGACAACTTGCCAACGGTTGAAACCGATATAGTAATTCCACCCTTTACCAATGTAGTTTTAACGTGTGTCGACAGTGCTGCAACTGCTAATTGGCAAGGTACTGCAAACATAACCGGCAGAGTGTATAACAAATGACACTTTCGACGGGGCCGACCCTGAATTTCTTTGGTGATCATGTCTTTGCCTGGAGCGGCCTCGAAAGTTTAACGGCCGGAGGTATAACACTGTTAGACTTTATCTCTCCAAATAGATTCTATAGTGTTGTTACAAACGTATCCTTCGATTATAGCGGCTGTTCACAGGGTGATGCTCTCTCTTGGACCGTACAGGGAAACGGAGAAGCGTTACATGTTAGCAAGTTCCTAATCATCGATGCAGGTGTCGGGCCCCAATTCCCTAACTTATACTATACTATACCGCCCAATACGGGGATGCAGATCAAGGCACAGGGCCCCACAGGGCTTATGACCGTAGTTCTAGAAGGTAAAGAGGTGCAGTAATGCCCTATTGTCCATCCTGTGGTGTTATGATTCCCTACATAGACCCTGAAGGTCCAGAATTAGGGGTGAGGGTAATGCATACTAAACCCAAAAAGAAGCGTAAACTATCAGCCTGGAACAAATACGTAAAAGCTAACAGTAAGAAACCGCGTTTCCGATATCGTAACGGTAAACTAAATCTTAAGAAAATGGCGGTGGCCTTTCGTAAGACTCCACAGGGCAAGAAAAAGAGGCGCTAATGGCTTACGAAGCGGTACCCGATGACGTAGAGATTCAAAAGCTCACGGCGGCGCAACGTAACGCTTTATCAAGACATAGAAGGCACGAAAATATCAATACAATTTTAGCCAATGAAAATACACCTTTGTTAATAGGTGGTGTGGCTTTACTTGCAGCTCTTCCTATTTTGTATAATTTATTTTTACAAAGTTTAGAAGAACAAAATATACTTCTTACTGATCAACAAAAAGAACGAGTAAAGAAATCATATCAAATAAGTTTCCTTGCTACACCTATGGGGGCGCAGTTTTTAGGCAAAAAAGTTGCAGAAAGCCTATACAGTAGTATTGAAGGTTTTGAATTGCCAAAGGATTTTAAATTTGGTGGTGGTGGTCTAGCATGAATTTAGGCGCGATAATTGCATTATTGAAATTGGCGCAGGATGCCGAGATAACTAAACCTGCTTTCGTAAGTATTGTAAAACGCCCGACCTACGCTAAGGAAACCGCATTAACCAGAGCAGAAGAAGGTCTTGGACTGTAGTGGTTATTTCAGCCTTAGAACTATTGGGGTACCTTATCGCTTGGTCAATATTCTATTTTCTATTTGCTTCGTACGTGGCCCGATTAAGCAAGGATGCTTGGGTTGAGTGGGCGAAATCATCCGAGAGTGATGACGACCTGTTATTAATTCTTGAACCGATCATAGATGAGATAGAAGAACGGACCCACGGGATGTTGGAAACTTTCCAATCTTCTTTTTTTGGTTCTCTGGGTGCGGCTAGCAAAAAATTAGACGAGTCCACAGGCCAAAGTACAATCAAAGCTATAACCAAAGATAACCCCATAATGGGGCTAGTCGCAGAAATGTTAATGAAAAGAAGCGGCCTAGAAGGGCTCCTAAAGACCCAAAACGACCCTGAAATAGGGGTGAAACAGCCCCAGAACAGGGCTAGACTAGGGTTAAAGTAGTACTATTATTATTATATTATAATTATATTTATATGTAAAGGCTTATTTTCATTTTATTTTATTAAGTGATTTATTTTAATAATAAAATTATATTATAATTATATATACTACCCTCGTCTGTCTTGATTTGGAGAGATAAAATGGAATATAGAAATTGTAATTTATGCCAAGAGCCACAGGAGATTACTCCTGAAGCCTTGGTCGCCTGGGAGGATGTAATTGTTTTTCACAACTGCAAACCTCTTACGGACTACTCAAGTCCGTGTCTATGCACAGATTGTTACTGGAAAATAAAAGAACCAGATTATGATTGGAGGATAGAGAATGATTTGCGATA